CTCCGTGTGCTCCGTGAGCCGTGCTTCTAGCCTCTTGATCCGTTTCTCGTTGTACTGGATCGCCGCATCGGCGTACTCTGCGGCGGTCTCAGCTTCCAACTTGCGTAGGTGTGCCTCTCTCAACTCGTTTGCAATGACCTCGTGAATGGTCCTGGCCCGGAGAATGTCCTTGACGTACTTGATTGTTGTTTCTCTAAAGTTCATGCTTGTCCCCGTGCTCTAATTTCCTTGGCGCAAGTTGTTCCAGTTGATCCAATGAGTTTGCCCTGCTCATCGCACAATTTTGCGCATTTTTCCCGTTCAGCGATAACTGCTAAATGATAGAAATAGACAATGAATGACCACATCCAAACCTCAAAGGGTTTCATTTGTTCACGAAAATCTCTTGTCTTAGCGTGTTTATATGCAACTCCTGCCAATGAGAGTATTTCTGCTTTGCTCATACTTGCTTCTCCTTAATCTCTTGCTCTAACACATGTTTCCAAACATAGTTGTAGTGCATGTCAACAACACAACTCATGGGGCTGCCAATGAGGCTGCAATCTTTCTTTTCTTGTTTGTTGTGAAAGATGCACCCTTCACATGAATCGGGATATTCAATTGAGTTTGCTTTTACCAACTTGATGCGAACATGCTTTAGCTTGTCCCCGGTGTGGCTCAACAGGTCTTCAACGTTCATTTCTTATCCTTCACCCACAAGCAATCAAAACAGATACGCATCATCCAGCGTACAAACAAATTTGGTTCTCTGCCTTTGTTGGGGCGATAAATGATTCCAGTCAACCCCGGTCTGTTGCCAAACATATAGCATTGCCAGTCAGATTGCTCCGGTGTTATTTGAAACGTGTAAGATCCTTCTGCGAGAAGTTTGATACGCTGACCATCAGGTGTTTTATAGAAAGTCTCTTCGTTCATCGCTTCATCCCCCTGATGAAAATTGCAAAGCTACTGATGGTGTCACTACCAAAGCCACGCATCTTCTCAACGGCTTGTGCTGTCTCTTCCAGTACGCTGTTGCGCAACTCGTCGTAAAACTCCTGTTGCGTCTTGGCCTTTAGCTGTGCAACGTCATTCTCCAGTCGGTCAAGCTGTTGCTTGACTAACTCTTGCTTGACTTTGCTCTCGCGTTCGGCGTCGTTGAATTCAGTCATTTCCTGCCCCTGTTTTGTAAGAAGTCAATCGTCGCTATCATCACCGCTCCGACGACGACTACCAGTGCGCCGCCAATCAGCATCAACCCTACCAAAATCAATACGTTCTCTAACATATGTATACCCCAGTTCTCTTTCTAATGCGTCAACACGGCGCTGCAATTGATCGTTGACCATCACCTGCACGCGCCACATTTGCAGGACAAGTTTTGTATCCTCGTCCATTCATGCAAACCACAAATAAAAGCCGTGCAAGATTCCTATTGGAAAGAAAATTGCGCCAGCAACCAAGAAACCCCACATTGCTTGTGCAAAGCAAGTGAAGATGTGCGTGAGCCACGAGATAAAACACGTCATCCCAATAATTGCGCCCCAATTCATGATGTCTCCTTGTTCGTTGTTTCTGTCTTTGGACAACTATGCCCCTGGGCCGTGGTCCGTGACTCCCAAGCCTGTTTGCACTCTGTACAGCGGTAGACCACACTCTCTTTGATCCTGACCCACCGCTCCCCGTGAATGCCCCTGGCTATTCCCATGTAGGCACGAATGACCTCGATCATGGCTGATCACCTAGAAGTCACCAGTGAACGGCACCACACAAAGCACGTCAACAATGACGGGCGTGTACTTGCCGTTGATGGAAGTGTTGCTGTAGATCACCCGTGGGCGAAGCTTGTTCTTGCGACACTCGTTGATGGCCTCGACTTGCTCGTCTCGGTTCATCACATGCACCCCGCGATCCACGTGCAAATCCTGACGTGGGACGGCATGCGCGTCACGCGTGACCACCGGTGCCGGGGCAGGAGGCGAGGGCGACGAGCAGGCTCCAAGGGCGAGCAGGAGGGATATGGAAAAAAGCCTCATCGTGGATTCCCTTCCAACCGCTCTGCGATCAACGTGGCGTAGCCGGCAATGTCCACCCAGTGGTCGGTGACGTCGGGGTCGCCGTTGACGATGCGCCCGATCTTGTGGACGATCATCTCCAAGGCCTCCCATTGGTCGTCAGCGAACGTCTTGTTGTGCCGTGATGCGTGGGCCGCCAACTCCCGTTTGATCGCCTGCATCAGCGCCGCACCATCCTTGAACTTGCCATACTTCTCTGCACGGGCGTCCAGGGTCTTGTCTACGTTGGGGGACTGAACCTCCTCAACAACCTTTTGCCAAGAGGACTTCGCCTCAGGCATGGGCAGCATCTCAGGGGCGACAAAATTCCTCAGGTCTTCCAAAGCGCGGGCCTTCATCTTGTAGACGTTGGACACACTCATCTTGTACCTGTCCGCAACCGCAGTGGCGCGGGCGTTGGGATTTTTTCTGAAAAACTCGTAGACCTTTTGGCCTTTGGGGGAAAGCGTGGTACTCATGTGAAACTCCTTGTGGTTAAAAAATTGCAGTTGCTTTTGGTAATGGATGTTTTTCTCTGAAAACCTTGAGGCGTTCTCCTAGTTCAGCGTCAAGTTGCTCTTGTGGAACAACCACCTCTTCCGTCGTGAACTTATGGCCGTTGCCACACTCTCTTCTGCGTCTGTAGCGCATGACCGTGAGCCGTGTTTCCTTGACCGTGGTCCATGTACCGCACTCAGGACAGTTCATTCCTCGCTCCCTGTTTCTACCAAGGTGCCGGGCGGAACAGTTTCTTCTTGCTTCTCTTCACGCACTCTCAACATCGCATCGGCTATCTTGTACGCACTGCGTGCAATGGCCTCAGCGTTGTTTTGTGCATTTTGTATATCGCATATCTGGCCCTTCGCATCTGGATCACAACCCATGAAACGAACATAGCCGCCTGCAATGTCAGACGCAAAATAGTCTCTCAGCAACATGCCCTTACTGTCTCTCACGAGAACACTTGGGAATGCGCGAAGAAGTGGCTTAAATGGCATGTCACTCTCCTTTCATCTTTCTGAGGTATTGGGCGGATGATACACCAGAATTATCCGCTGTGGGCATTGTATCGAATCTTTTTGCGGCCTCCTCGAGAGCGGCCTCCCAGGCGTGTTGCCAAACAACAGCAGACCACCCGTGATCGTCGGCAAAGGTCCGTGGACCGATGAACTCGTCGAATCGTACTTGAGAAATCTTCATGACTTGTTCTCCTCTTTTTGTTTCATCAATTCCTCATGCATTTTCTTGTACCTTGACATGGTGTGAATGGAATCAATCTGGGTTGGATTGAGCTGCGCGCACGCCAATCGGTACTCTTCGTACAGATGCGCATAGGCCAAATCTTTCTCTGCCCAACGTATTTTCCAAGTCTGCAAGTTCTCTATCAAATCCGCCGCCTCCTTGAGCAGGGCCGACAGGTCCTTGTCACGCGTCATTTGAGACGCATGCATCAATCGATTGACAATCATTTATGTTTCCTCAAAAGGCAACAACAGTTGCCGGGTTGCGATTTCGTCTTCGAAGTTTATGATGTCTTCCGGGCTGAATGCACGTGTGATATCGATACGCCCACGTCCACTCTTGCTGCGAACAGAAGCTGCTTCCAGGTAGATGGATTTGATATCCACTTGCTCCGGGAGCCATGAGCCGTCAACCTCCATGGGAGGCAACACATCAAAGATGATATTTACGGACAACTGGACGTTTGACTTGTACATGTTTATCAGCTTTCTTGGATTTTTTGAGGCGGACTTTGGCTTTGGGCTTGGGTGGAGGCGTCTCACCTCTCTCGAGCATGGCTTCGCGTTCCTCGGCGGCTTTCAATGCAATCTCAAACGCCGGGTCCACCAAGACTTGCATCTGGTCCCCCATGCCCCTGCCATAGAACTCGCTCATTTCTCTCAGCTTGGCGTAGGTCTCCATGCGAATGGCAACCGACATCCATGGCTTGAGACGCTGCACAGGCGGTATGTTTCTTCCGGGTTTCTTTAAAGTCATTGACTCTCCTTTCTGTGATCTGGCAAGCAGTGTATCGAAAATATTTGAAGTCTGCAACAAAAAATGGGCTAGGAGTTACCCTAGCCCACAAGAAGGAGACTGACTGAAGCAACTGCAAGAAGCTTCCCCTCAATCATACCTTTTCCCTTTGTAAACTTAAAAAGCTGGATTGAATACTTATTTGGCTTCGCCCCAGCTCGGGCCCATCTCCACGTCCACCCGGGACGGCACTTCCAATTCAACGGCGGTTGCCATGATGTGGGCCGCTTCGCGTGCTTCCTCAGGCGTGTTGACGCTCAAGGCGATCTCGTCGTGAACCTGGAGCATCAGGTGGAATCCTGCCTTGTGCAGCGCCACCATGGCCGCTTTGGTCTGGTCGGCGGCGGACCCCTGGATCAGCTTGTTCAGGCCCTTGTAGGTGGCCGCGCGCTTGATCCTCGGGCCGTATTCCACGATGGCCTGCTCGTAGGGGAGTGCCTTGTTCACGCCCCACTGCACCGGTTCGTACAACGGGAAGCGGCATTTGCGTCCCAGGAGCGTCCTGATGGAGCCACCAGACGCCGGGTGTTCGATCCGCTTCATGACCGCGTTCACAGTGCCCTTCAAGAACGGAACCCTACTGTGGAACACGCCAATCAGCTCCCCGGCCTCGTCCACGGGCAGGTCCAACTCGTTGGCCAGCTTTGCTTTGCCCATGCCGTACATCAAGCCCAGGCCAATGGTCTTGGCGTGCTTTCGCTTGATCCCGGCCATGTCGGCAACCATTTGGTGGAAGTCGGTATCAGGATTTTCCCGGTATGCCTCGGCCATCCCCCATGCACCGGGCAGGTCCAAGAGCGTGGCGTAGTGCACCAAGAGCCGTGGTTCTTGGGAGGAAAAGTCGTTGGCCGCCCACAGTTGGCCTTCTTCCGGTAAAAAGAGCGAGCGCACCATGGGCCCGATGATCTCGTGGCGCGCGGGCACTTGCTGGAGGTTGGGGCTGTTCATGGAAAGCCGCCCGGTCACCGTGCCGCCGTCCTCGTTGCGCATCTGGTTGACGTGAGGATGAATCCTGCCAGTCTTAGCGCTGAAGTCCAAGTAAGGCTGTAG